GCATAGGCCACTGCGGCTTTGATATACTCTTGTAAAAGTGCGTCATCTTCGTTGTGTTGCAATATGAGGTTTGCTTTAACCTTCTCCAAAAGTTCCATGCCGCAGCCCTCCGTTCTCATCAAGCCGATTTCTGCTGCAGTATCTTGACTGCTTCTGCCAACACCAGCTTGCCATCTACACGTTGGGTTGCCATGAAACCTACCTGTCCGGTAGCAGCATACAGCTCATTAAGCCGCTTAAAAACCCTGCCCTGGCGATCTGCCACCCAGTAGTAGGAAAAATCACCAAATACAATTGTCTTTGCTCCAGCGGCAATAGCAGGCATGAATGCAGACGTCTTAACTGGACGATTGAGGATAGTGTCCGGTGTTCCAGCAGTTACAGAAGGCTGCCAGAGATACTGACCGTTGTTGTCTTTAAGTTTCCTTATAGCTTTAATTGTCGAATCGTTCATAATGAATACAGCGTTCCTGCGGTACGGAGACTTTAGGCTGTAGAACAAGTCCATGATCTCGTCAAGGGTAATGGCTGTCGCACTTGCCGCAGTTACTCCTATTTCGCCACCGCCGTTATCTGCTAAAATACCGGTTGGCTTGCCAGAGCCATCGCCGATAAAGAATGCTTCCTCCTCTTTTGCCCCGATTCGGCGGGCGAACTCTTTGGCGATATACTGTTCAAGGTTAAATACACTGTCGTTTAACAGTTCCTCTGACACCTTGATCATAGTAGCCAGCTTATATGCGCCGATGGATACCTGTGCAAAGGAGTCGTCGCTTTCCGGAATCTGACCTTCCTCATCCACCCAGGATGCAGTACCCTTGCTTGCCACCACAGGAATTTTCTTGTCGCCGCTGGACGTGGTAATAACATTGGCAATCTGCCTAAAGATATTCTCCTCTTCCAGCGCTTCCACAAGAGTACGCTCAAAGTCGTCGGGGACAAGATATCCACCTTCGGTGTCCTCTCCAATCTTGCGCCTGCCGCGCATCATGTTCCAGAAAGACTGCCTGTACTCATCGCTGGCACGTCCGGTTTTTTCATTGTTGCCAGATATGGAAGCGGGCTTGTCTTTGATGGGAACATTCAGCGGTTTTGACAGTTCCAGATCTATGGCAGCCTGACGTTCGAGACGTTCTATTTCTTTGCCAAGCGCCACCACATCGGCTTCCATTTTTTCATATGTCGCGGTGTCCTCCGGTGAAAGCAGTCCGTCGTTCCCACGTTTGCTGTCGAGGAAAGCCTTAGCAGCTTCCCATACTTTAGCGCGTTTTTCACACAGTTCCAGTATTTTGCTCATAATCAAATCCTCCTTACGGTTTTAATAAAAAAAGCCGCTTTTCAAGCGACTCAATCGGGGTTCCTTTTGGTTTTTCTTTGGGTTTAAGCTTTTGCAGGATGGAATTTGTCACTGCCTGCCTGCTGAAAATCATTCCTCCTGATACTTCAAATTCGGATGGAAATGATTCATCTTCCATAAACAAGATGCCATCGGCAAAGCCAAGTTCCACTGCTTTTCTTGCATTAAACCAGCTTTCCGCATCCATAAGGTGCGATATTTTTGCCCGGGAAAGTCTTTCTTCCAGCATTGCGATGGCTTTCTCCATTTCCTCTGTATCGCCTATAGCTATTGTCATTGGGTTGTGAATCATCATCATGCTGACAGGTGACATAAAGACGTCGCCTCCGGCCATGGCTATGACCGAAGCAGCGCTGGCCGCAATACCGTCAATCTTTACCGTCACTTTGCCTTTGTAATCCATCAGCATGTTATAAATTTGATTAGCTGCAAATATATCGCCGCCCGGGCTGTTAATCCAGATTGTTAAATCACCCTCTCCGGACAACAGCTCTGATTTGAACTGTTTGGGAGTTACTTCGTCTCCCAGCCAGCTTTCTTCGGCTATTGGACCGTCAATATATAATGTCCGGCTGCCATCATCGTTTTGTATCCAGTTCCAGAAGCGGCGAACCGGTTTTGGTTTTTGTGATTTGTTCATTTTTTGATCCCTCCGTTTCAGTATTGGTTTTGCCTGCAAATGCACCTGCATCGGCAAGCTTGGTCATGTTTCCGTTGACAAGATACAGATCACCGCCCAACTCCGCTGGGATCCGGTTCATGTCCTCAAGCTCGCGGATATCGTTCGCGCTCATCCAGCCGTTCTGACGAGCTACAGCGTAGCCGTTCATTCGGCTTGCATAATCACCGCGCAGAAGGCCATCTACATTGAATTTGACAAAATATATCCGCTTCTCTGACGGTAAAAGCAGCGCTTTTTGAAAAGCCTGTTCCCAGCGTACCACCCACGGGTCAAGCGTATATTTGACAAATTCCAGAGACTGCTGCTCGATGTTTGAAAAGCTTGACTTTTCGAGATCTCCAACCATATGGGGAGGTACTCGGAATATCCGAGCAATTTCGTTTATCTGGAACTTTCTTGTCTCCAAAAACTGTGCCTGTTCGGGTGGAATACCGATTGGCTGAAACTTCATACCCTCTTCCAGCACTGCAATGCGGTGAGCATTGGCACTGCCTTGATAGACAGCGTTCCAACTTTCACGCACCTTTGCCGGATCCTTTAATACGCCGGGATGTTCCAGAACGCCGCCCGGATTTGCACCGTTGGCAAAAAAGGACGCTCCGTACTCTTCACAGGCAATAGCCATGCCTATGGCATTTTTGGCCATAGCAATAGGAGAATATCCGATCAACCCGTCAAAACCGAGTCCTGGAATATGCAGCACTTCTTCACTTCGCAGGTATATAAGGCCTGCCTTCGGATTTGTCCTGCTTTCATCACTGTCGCGTCGATAAGTGTAAAACAACTCTCCGTTTGGAGCCCTGTCTACCGTCATCTTGTTTGGCAAAAGGGGATAAAGCGCCAGCGCTCGTCCGGAACCGTCCCTGATAATCTGAGCGTAAGCATTTCCCCATAAAAGAAGATGACTCATCAGTGTTTCCCGGAACACGAATGAAGTCATCTCAGGGTTTGGCTCGTCATGGAGCAGGTAATATAGCGGGTGAGTCAACGCTTTTTCTTTGCCACCATCTTCTTTGTATCGGTATACATGAAGCGGAAGCCCGGCGATGGCCTCTGCAAGTATCCGTACACAGGCATACACTGCCGTTGTCTGCATAGCCGTCCGCTCATTGACAGCCTTTCCGCTGGATGTGCCGCCGAAGAAAAAGCTGTATGCGTTGCCGAACAGGCTGTTTTTCGGCTTGTCCCTTGCTTTGAACAAGCGGGAAAATACACTCATATGATCAGCAGCCCCCTTTCATCATAAATTGATCCGTTGCGTTCATCCCCGCCATGCCTTAATGCACGGTCAAGCGCCATAATGAGCGCAACCGCACCATCTATTCTCTCGGTGGATTTCTCCTTGTCCGGCTTAATGTTTCCGGCGGGATCGGTTTTGACATAGATATTGTCCATCATCCAGCGCAGTACCGGATGACCACCATGGGCGATGCGTTCTTCCAATGTCAGCTTCATCAACTCTTTTGTAGGCGGCGACATATCCTTGAAACCCTGACCGAAGGGAACAACAGTAAAACCCAAGGCTTCGAGGTTTTGCGTCATCTGAATTGCGCCCCAGCGGTCAAAGGCTATTTCCTTAATGTTATATTTCATACCGAGTTCCTCAATAAAGGTTTCGATAAAGCCGTAATGCACTACGTTGCCCTCGGTGGTATATAAAAAGCCCTGCCGCTCCCAGACATCATAAGGTACGTGATCTCTCCGCACACGCTGATCGATATTCTCCTCCGGTATCCAGAAAAAAGGCAGTATCTGATATTTGTCCGATTCATCAAGCGGCGGAAACACCAGTACAAATGCAGTAATATCGGTAGTAGAGGACAGGTCAAGCCCGCCGTAACAAGTTCTGCCGCGCAATCCTTCCACTTATCCCATTTATCCATTGGCATCCAGCGCACCGATTGTTTCACCCACTGATTTAAGCGGAGCTGACGGAATAAATTTTCCTCTGCGGGGTTTTGCTTGGCATTTTCACAAGCCACCCTCAGTTTTTCGATGTCCACTGTAATGCCCAGTGACGGATTAACCTTTCTCCATACCTTTTCACTTGTCCAGTCGTCTGTATCGGCTGCGCTGTAGATAACAGGGTAGAAAGTCGGGTCTATCTTTCGTCCCTGCAGAATATCCTCTGCCTTTTGATGCACCTCCCAGCAGATGGAATTGCGGTCGGTGCCAGCGGTTGTAATCAGGAAAAACAACGGTTGCTTCCTCGCATCGCCAGATCCGTGTAACATTACATCATAAAGATCCCGGTTTGGCTGGGCATGAAGTTCGTCAAATACCACACCATGGACGTTTAGCCCATGCTTCGTGTATGCCTCCGCTGAAAGCACCTGATAAAAACTGCCTAACGGTTTATATACCAGCCGCTTCTGCGACAGCATTGGTTTAATTCGAGACT